TGCAGGTTCTGCAACTCAACGAAACGGGCGTATTATGAGAGCCTCATCAAAATGGGCGACCATTGTTGTACAAGACCTTTTAGTGGCTGGTTCTATTGAGGTTAGGCAGCATGAGATGTTGCAGCATAAAAACGCCGTAGCCAGCGCCGTTATTGACGGAAAAGGCATAAATGAAGACGGTGGGGTAGATATGAGCGTTGGCAGTTTAAGCGGGTTCCTTCGACTATCTTCGGTATAATTTTCAAATGCCTAACGCACCTAAGACCCCTACGCGTACTATCCGCGTCCCAGATGACCTCTGGACTGCGGTTCAGAAAAAGGCTGCCCTTGAGAAAGTCACTGTGACCAGCATCATAATTAAAGCTCTTGAGGATTACCTAACCCCGCTTGACAGCTAAATAAATCTTCGACTATCTTTGACCTCGAAAGGGGTTGGATATGTCTATAAACAAAGAAGATTTAACACGTAACGTCCAACAGTACGTGTCGCTTAAGGATGAAATTAATCTCCTTACAAACCGTCAAAAAGATATCAAAACTCGTCTTGTTGACCTACTTAAAGAATACGGCGAGGTTGACTCAAAAGGTCACATTGTCCTTGAGGTAGACGACAAAGTCACGGGTGTTGATAAAATTACTCATCAACGAAAAGTTAGTAAAAACCTTGACATGGATATAGCAGAAAAAATTATTCAAGAAAAAGGTTTAACAGAGCGTTGTATCAAGATGGTTCCTACGTTAGATGAAGCAGAGATTATGGCTTCGTTTTACCGCGGTGAACTAACAGAAGATGATATTGACGCTATGTTCCCATCTAAGGTTAGTTACGCTTTTATAGTTTAATATGGCCGAAGACTTTATTGAATCTACTTTTGCTGACTTGGATAACTTTTATCCAGGCAGTAAGCGCAAACGCCGAGAAGATGTAAAATCACAAAAAGTAGAAGTTGAGTGGGACTCTAAACCAGTCGTTAAAACACTGCCCAACGGAACTAGCGTGGAGATGTTTACTCTCGGTGCGTTGGCAAATGCTTTAGGTCGCCCTATCATTACACTACGTGCGTGGATGGGCGAGGGTTACCTACCTACATCTCCTTACCGTTTGCCGTCAACAGTTGACAAAAACGGTAAGGAGGTACAAGGTAAGCGCCTATACACAAGACCAATGATTGAGGTAACGGTAGAACTGTTTAATAAGGCTGGCGTACTTACGGCAAAGCGTATAGAATGGTCTACTAACCGGCACCTCATAACTGAGATAGCCGAGGCTTGGGATAACATCCGAGCAACGGAAACAAAAAACAACTAAAACAAAGGAAAATAAATGTCAGTTAATCGAGTTCCAAACGCAGACGAATACGTTTCAGAAACAGAAGCGTTCGTAATTGAAGACCGCCCAATGGGTGCAGCAACAACAGCAGTTCAATCAGGTTGGGATGCAGCAGAAAAGCTAACCAGCTCAATGGGAGATTTCCCAGTAGAACTAAAGCTTGGCGAAGACTTCCAAGTTATTAAGTTCCTTGACCCAGACGGTCCATTTGCAACATACAAGCAACACTTCCTACAGCAGAAAACTGTTGGTCGTCGTTCATACATTTCTCTTGGTGCTAACGACCCACTCTGCACCAAACTTAACTCTAAGCCTGAGGACAAGCGTGCGTTTACCGTCGTTAACCTTAGTGCTCCAGGCGGTCCACAGCGTCAAATGATGATTGCTACACCGCGCCTTTATAAGACACTACATGCTGCACACTTCTCACCGCAGGGTCCTTTGAACAAGAACTTCTGGGCGATTTCTCGCACAGGTAAGATGCAGCAAACTGTTTATCACCTAAACGCTATCAAGGGCCGTGACCTCCAAGAGGATTGGGGCATTGAGGAAGCAGCAGCCGAAGCGGCAATTGCACAAATGACGTGCTTTACCAAGGATGACATCAAAACTCATTCATGGGCAGAGTTGGATGAAATTGCCAACTCATTGTTAGCTTAAGCAAACTAGCTGTCTAAGGGCTGGGGGCTTTCTTTTACCCCCTTTCTGGAGTTCCCAGTCCTTAGGCTTTTTAAAGGGGATTTACATGAATATCATTACGACTCAAAAACAACTACAAGAACTAGTTGACCACTACTCAAAGGTTGATGCTTTTGCATACGACGTTGAAACTGTAGGTGACCGTCGTGGTGATACTCCAATAAATGAGGTTTTGTGGATTACGTTAGCCACACACGGGCGAGCAGACGTTATCCCAATGGGACATCCTCACGGAGAGTTACTAGATGTGGTTTACCCACTAACTGGTCAGGGAGAAAAACGCGTAGAAAAGGGGCTCCCTGCCAGACCTAGTGACTACTCTCGAGATGCTAAAAAAGCAACTTATGTTTTTGGTGATGCGCCTCAACAGTTATTTCCTGCTGATGTATTTAAGGCTTTAGAGCCACTTATGTTTGACCCTAATATTTTAAAGGTAGGGCACAACTTACTCTTTGATTTAACTTCCGTAGCAAAGTATTACGGGAACAAGTACCCAGTAGGCCCGTACTTTGACACGATGATTGGTTCTTTTATTTTAGATAATAAGAACAAAAATAAAGTAGGCTTAGCAGATTCTTTAGCACGTGAGTTTGGTTATCACATGGTTAAGGGTGTAGGTAAAGAGGTAGAAAAGCACTCATTTACTGACGTAGCAAAGTATGCCTACCTTGACGCAAAGTACACGTTTTTATTGTGGAAGAATTTAAACCCACGACTCATTGAGAGCAACCTTCAAAAAGTAATGAAGTTAGAGATGGATGTTTTAAACGTCCTATGTTCTATGAAGCTTACTGGGGCACCAATTGATATGGTTGTTTTAGAGGAGCTTCACGAAAAACTTGTAGAAGATATTGAAAAAGCTAAAGCAGATGTCTTTATTGCCGCTGGGCGTCAGTTCAATATGAACTCAAACCAAGAGAAGCAGTATTTATTGTATGCACCTAAGGCAGAAGGCGGTAGAGGCCTAACTCCCAAGGTGCTTACCTTGCGTGGAAATACGCGGGATAAAGAGGGTAAAGAGTTAACTTACGCAGATTACTCTGTTGCAGCAGAGGCACTAGAGCCTTATAGAGATAAAGACCCGCTGGTTACTGCTTTACTTATTTACGCAGACTTAAACAAGTTGCTTACTACATATGTAGTTCCTTATTTAGGTGGAGACGTAACACGAATTACTGGCGGAAAGTCTAAGGTTGAGCATAAAGACAGCCTTCTTATAAACGGTCGAATTCATTGTGATTTTATTCAGCATGGCGCTGAGACAGGTCGGTTCTCAAGCCGTAACCCTAATCTTCAAAACGTACCTGCTCCTCACACGGTTCACGGCAAATCTATTCGTAACTTGTTTTATGCGCCAGAGGGTTACAAGTTAGTTGTGGCTGACTACTCTCAGATTGAGCCTAGAGTTATTGCCTCTATGTCTGAGGACCCAATTATGATGGCTAATTATTTAGAAGGTAAAGACATATACACCACAGTTGGAGACACCATGGGAGTTGACCGAAAGGCTGGAAAGGTTCTTGTTCTTTCCATGGCTTATGGTGTTGGTCCAGATAAAATTGCTCGTTCTATTGGTTGTTCTGTAACAGAGGCTAAGGACCTGCTTGGTGACTTCTCTAAGACTTTTTCTGCTGTAAACAAGTACAGATTAAAGGTTTTGGCGGTTACTCGTGCTAGCAACCCAGCGTATGTTTATACCATTTTAGGGCGTAAGCGTTACCTTCCTGAGATTAACTCTAACGACCGCATGATTAGAGCTGGAGCTGAACGTCAAGCTTTTAACACTAGAATCCAAGGGTCAGCAGCAGATATTATTAAACTGGCTATGGTTCGGGCGCACGGGCTACTTCCCGAAGAATCTAAGCTAATATTGACCGTTCACGATGAGCTAGTTACGCTTTGTCCAGACCATCTTGTTAAAGAAACCGAGGACGCTATTAGAACCGCAATGGAAGGCATAGATATTTTAAACGTCCCGTTACTTGCGGATATCACAACAGTTCAGCGTTGGGGAGAAGCAAAGTGAGTTGGAAGTTTTGGAAAAAAAACGACGAGCCTCGTGTGTACAGTAATACAGTTCCGCTCAGTACTTTAATTAGATGGTATTGCTATGACCTAGGTATTGAAGAGCCTAATGATTTATTTCGCGCTTTCGATTTAATGCCTGTAAGTAAAGAAGGCGAAGAGTATGAGATGGGTGAAAGCGAGACTCGCGTAGACGAAATAATGGGTCTTCTTCCTTTCTTTAAGATGATTGCCGCAATTAACGCTAAGGCTATAAGTACAATTCAATTACAAGATATAGAGACAGATGACGTTTCTGATATCGAACCTGATTTAATGGAAGGCTTGTATCAACAGGTTTCATTTGCTGCTTTGGTTGCAGCTTTTTCTGCAGCACTTGAGTTAGGGTTTTTAAACAAGTCATATAACTTTTTATCTATTTACGGAGCAAACAAGGAGGATGAAGATGAGTAGTAATTGGTGGGCTAATAAACTAGGAACTACCCCAGCGCCAAGACCAGAAGCAACTCAACTACCGCAACCTACGTATCAACAACCACAGCAGCCTCAGTACACACCACCAGTTGCATCTAACAACTGTCCGGGATGTGGAAGCGGTAATTATTCTGCTGCTGGTGGCGGTAGAGCGCGTTGTTACGATTGTGGATACCCGATTCAGCAAAGCGGCTCAGGTATGGGTAAAGGCATAGTAAGCGGTCCTCAGCCAACAGGACCCGTACAAGCTGCTGTACAGGTAGAGACTGGCGGTTGGAACCCAACAACAATTATTGGTAAGCTTGAGTAATGACCAAGTCAACAATGAATCCAGAACTATTAAAAGTAATTGCTAAGTTAAATAAAAAGTTTGGGCCAGAGACAGTAGTAATTGGAACAGACATACGAGACGACCTAATTGGTCGTGTTACAACAGGCTCACTTGCGTTAGATGTAGCGCTAGGTGGAGGTTGGCCAACCAATCAATGGCACGAAATTGTTGGAGAAGAATCTAACGGTAAGACGGCTATTGCGCTTAAAACTATTGCTGCTAATCAAAAGAGAGACCCAGAGTTTACAACTGTGTGGGTTGCTGCAGAGCAGTGGGTCCCTTCTTACGCAGAGCTATGCGGTGTAGACATTAACCGCGTGTTTGTTATATCTACGAATATTATGGAGGAAGCCTATGAAGCGGTTATTCAAGTCGTTGAAAGCAAGGGTGCTGATTGCATTGTTATTGACTCACTCCCTGCTCTTGTTCCAGGAGCGGAAGATGAGAAAGAAATGGATGAGTACACCGTCGGACGAGGAGCGCTTCTAACTAATAAGTTTTTCCGTAAAGTTGGTCTTGCTTCAAAGCGCAGCCTTATTGAAATAGAGCGCCCGTTTATTGGCATTATGATTAACCAGTGGCGTGACCGTGTAGGTGTTATGTACGGTGACCCTAGAACTACCCCTGGTGGTAAGGGAAAGAACTACAGTTACTTTACCCGCGTTGAGATTAAACGAGATGACTGGATTGAGGTTGGCTCTGGCGACTCTAAGCGTCGTGTAGGCCAGACTATTAAGGCTCGAACCATTAAAAATAAGTCAGCCCCACCGTCACAAGTTGGTTATATTGACTTTTACTTTGCTGAGGGTGGCACTGTAGACCCAGGCGAATACGATTTTGCTAAGGAAATTGTGGCTCTTGGCATTATTAATAAAGTTATCGTACGAGCAGGTGCGTATTACCGATATGCCGAACGACAGTGGCAAGGCGCAGATGCTATGGTTAGCTCTATCAAGGAGGAGATTGACCTCCGAGAGACACTGGAGAAGGATGTTCTTGAGACTGTCAAGGCTGGTTCTAAGTACGTAGTAGAACCTGACGATGAAGAGTAAAGGACAAAAAGAATCAAGGAAGCACGAGGATAGACTCGCTAAAAAAATCAGCGGACAGCGTACTGCTGCAAGCGGAGCTTTTTGGAGTCGAAAAGGTGATGTCAGGTCTAAAGATTTGCTCGTAGAGCATAAGTGGACCGGCAAAGCTTCCGTATCCGTAAAGGCTGCGGTTCTAGAAAAGATTGTTACAGAAGCAATTCTTGACGGTCGAATGCCTGTCCTTGGTTTTCATCTTAATGAAGAGAACTATGTTTTGTTATTAGAGGACGATTTCCTAGAGCTGCGCCATAAACTTCAGGAGTGCTCTTGTACGAAGACGAAGGTGTAGAGAAGTGGCGTTACGATGCTAAATGCAAAGGCTACGACACTGAAATGTGGTTTCCTCCACGAGATAAAGATTTATATAAAGTAATTGCTAACGAAGCAAAGTCAATTTGCTTGGGTAAGGACGGTCTGCCAGAATGTCCAGTAAGGATTGCTTGTTTACTTTACGCAGAAAGTAACGACGAACAGCACGGTATTTGGGGCGGACTTAGTCACAGGGAAAGAAATGCGTTAAGAAGGAAAGCTGAAAAACACGGAGCAACATTAGAAGAATGGGTTAACAAAAACAAATCATGAGTGGCTCACTAAAAGACTTTGCTAATATAAGTAAGATTCCTAGCAGAGTCTTGGGGTCTGTTGAGCGGCACGTAATGACGCAGCCAAAAGACACAAGCCGCTCCACAACTGTTTTACATCCATCTGAGATTATTAAATCAGATTGGTGTCACCGCTCTTCTTACTTTCAATTATTAGGCTTTCCCCCTCCCCCAAGTAAGTACAAAACAAGTTTGAGACAAAAACGTGTGTTCCAACTTGGCCACGATATCCATGCGGGCTGGCAAACTATCTTTCACGAAATGGGTAGATTGTATGGAAAGTACTCTTGTGATTCGTGTGGGTTAATAAATTGGAGTATGGGTGTTGACCCGTGCGCAGTTTGCGACGGCAAGTCTCACTCTTACAAAGAAGTATCTTTAATGTACGACCCCCTTAGAATTTCGGGGCATGCAGACGGTATCTTGTTAGGTTTTGGTGAGCCTTTGTTGCTAGAGATTAAATCTGTAGGCGCAGGAACGTTTAGATTTGAAGCCCCTGAGTTAATGTACGCACATAACGGTGAGATTGAATCTATGTGGAAGGTTCTTAAGGCTCCATTTATGAGCCACATAATGCAGGCACAGATGTATATGAAGTTAGCAGAGTTAATTAACTTGCCACATCAACCACAAGAGGCGTTGTTTCTTTATGAAAACAAGGCGTCTCAAGAGCCAAAAGAATTTGTTGTTAAGAAGAGCGATTTCGGTATAACTACTATTTTAGAAGCCTGTGAAGATTTAATGGCTAGACTTGACGCTAAAGAACCTCCCGGGTGTAACATTAATGGTGAAATAGGTTGTTACAAGTGCACACCTTACAAGGAGGAAATCAATGGCTGATATGCATATTCAACCGGGTCACGGAGATGTTGTTCTAGAAGTACTCAAGCATCAGGGTTTACAAGTTAGAACCACTATGAAAATGGAAACTCCAGAACTTCCAGTTGATATCACAGAAATTGGTGATGAAGATTTAATGTTATTGTTTTCAAAGTTAACTGCCTATAACAACTTTTTAGCTACACAGTTTGCTTGCGCCATGATTGATGAGCGCGACTCAGAACGTAGTTTAGATTATGAAGAGGGCGTTGCTTTTTTGCAGTCTTACGCTGGTAAAACTAGCCTAGCTTCGTTGGTAAAAGCGCATGTGGCTACAAACCCAAAAGTTGTTGAGTTAAAAGAAGTTCATTCTGCTCGGTACAACTACCGCAAACTTCTTGAAGTAATGGTAAATAACGTAGAAAGAGATACCGCATTGGTAAGCAGAGAACTAACTAGACGCACCTCAAGCTTGCGTAACCGCAGCGATAGAATGTTCCCATGAAAGTAAAGTCGTTTGGCCCAGGACTTACTGAAGGCGTAGAGACATATTTAGGTATTGACCAGTCATATAGCGGATTCGCTATGACTTTTTTAGGTACTGACGGCTCATACATAACTACAGTAAAAAGGTTTGAAGATATGGGGATTCGCCGTTTAGCTTTAGTTTACGTTTCAACTACCGAGACGCTTAAAGTAGTTGAAGAGCAAGGCAATATTATTAAAGACACCTGCATGGAAGGCTACGCCTTTGGTAGCCAGATGGCTAATATGGCAGGTGAGCTTGGCGGAATTGTAAAGCTCAGTCTTTATTCTTATTTTAATGACCGTCAGGGCCAGTACCCACTTATTGTTCCTCCCACTAACCTTAAGAAATATGTAGCTGGTAAAGGCAACTCTGTATCTAAAAGTCAGATGTTGCTAAGCGTGTATAAGAAGTGGGGCGTAGAGTTTAACGACGACAACGCCGCTGACTCATACGGTTTAGCTCATCTAGTGTCTGGCAGTCATACTCGGGAAGTTGAAAAAGAAGTGTACGATAAGCTGCAAGACCCAAAGTTCAGGGAGAAATAAATTATGAGTGAAGCCCACAAGATATTAATGCAATTGCGTCAAGCTAAAGATGACGTAAAGCGGTTAGAATCTGAGTACCGAAAAGTGTGTGAGTGCAACGATAAGATTCCTGGGGCTAAGTTTGAACCTCACTCATATCAAAAGATGTATAAAACGTGTAGGTATCACGAAGTGACGTTTTATCAACACACAGAAAGGCAAAACCATGCCCGTGTATGATTTTGTGTGCATGAACTGTGACCGTACAGTAGAGATGCATTTTGCATTTGATGCCGTCCAGCGCCCCACCTGTGAAGGGTGCGGGGAGTTTATGATTAAGTCATACACACCGCCCGCAGTACAGTTTAAAGGTGGCGGTTGGGGCGGCCAAGGATGACGGAGCTACCTATCAGAGCTTTAAAGCCTGATTACACTGGTAGTATGGACTACGCGGAATTAATTTGCCACGAGTGTCCAGTATGTGAGTCAAGTCTTTGGAACTTAAAAGTGCAGTTTGAGGATTATGAGATAAGTCAATACTTATTAGATATGGAATGCTGCATTTGTGGCACTTACGCCAAGGCCCCTACCCCCTTAGACCGCCCGTAGTTTACGCTGAAAAACCCTCAAATACACCTCACAATTACTTCTTGAACCGAACAACATTCGTAACCCAAGGAGCAAAACATGACAGATACACCACAAGAAGACGACCATATTTTAAGGGTAAGCGCGGGGTCCAATCCTCAGTCGCTAGCTTCTGCTATTGCTCATAGCATTTATGAGACAAGAACTTGCAAGATTCGAGCTGTAGGCGCAGGAGCAGTAAACCAGGCTGTAAAAGCTATTGCTATTGCTCGCGGGTATACCGCCCCACGAGGCCTAGACCTAGTTTGTATTCCGGGCTTTGCCTCAATTGAGTCACACGATGGTCAAATTTCGGCGATTGTATTCGTAGTAACAGCTAGTTAGTACAGACAAATAATAATAAAACAGTTATTGTTTGATAAACCCTTTAGGCCAAAGGAAACCCAATGAAAGATTCAACAAAGAGCAAGAAGAACATCGCTCCAAACTCTACAGCGCCATCAGTTTCTTCTAGCGCACACGCAAAGGTAGCAATGCCAGAGCGCGGAACGCTTATTAAGAAGAAGAACACCGCTGCTGGAGACCCATACGCACAAGCAAAACCTTCACGACCAAACGTATTGAGCCCAAATGCTCAAGGACGTAATGGCGCAACCTACGGAATTAGAGCAAAAATGCCTTCGTACACAGCTCCAGAAGCTACGTCTACGCAGGGCAACGGAAGACTATTGTCATCCGCTGTGAACCGTTCACGTCCTAACTTCGACGACTCAATGAACGATTCCATGGCCTAATTACAGGCCCACCTAAAAGCCCTCGGCACTTAGTTGCCGGGGGTTTTTTGTTGTTCTTTTGTGCTAGGCTTTGATGAGTTGCAGATTCATCACAGACGAGGGAGCAGACGTGTTAGATATTCTAAGTAAGCATTTAGAAGGGCCGTCAACAAAGTGCGGTGCAGCCCTTTGGATAGAAACGCTTTCGGAAGAAGAGCAAGAAACTTTTAAATTAATTAAAGAAAAAAGCAAAAACATAAAATTAGCAGTGTTATATAAAGAGTTAAACGAAGGTGGTTATTTGCCACTTGGTTTAACCGCATTTCGTTCACACTTGCGGGGGTATTGTTTATGTCAGAAAAATTAAATGCTTTAAAAAAAGCTTTAATAACAGCAGATTTAAATGGTTTAGAGGCTGATGTTAAAAAATCTAACGTGCCACAAGACTATAGGGCGCGTTTAGATATTGGTCCTGATGGCGGTTATTTTGTTTCAGTTCCGCACACTGCTGGAGAACTTCCAGATGCTGTAGATATGTTTAAAGATTTTGATTTAGACCCATCTGTTTGGGTAGTAGTTAGCGTTCGTAAAAGCCGTTGGCAACGATTTGATGGTGAGTGGTTAGAAGCAGCACGAGTATCAGTAAAGCCTGCTTATCAAGCACGTGGCGACAAAGACCTTGATTACAACGAGTTGGTAGCAAGCATAAGTAAATGGAAACCAACAAAAGTTAATAAAGCAACAGGGCCCCTATTTGCTATTTACGCAATTGGTGACACTCAGTATGGAAAAGATGCAAATGGCGGAACAGAAGCAACCGTTGCTAGAGTTATGAATGCTATAGATGAGTCTGTTGCGCGTCACAAAGAGTTGTTAAAAATTGGGCGAAACATAGGAACAGTAGTTCTACCTCAGTTAGGGGATTGTATTGAAGGTTCTACAAGTCAAAACGGAAAGGTATTGGGGCGTAGTGATTTAGGAGTTACCCAGCAGGTACGCATAGGACGTCGAGTACTTATGGCTTGGGTCAAGGCATTTGCTCCGTTATGCGAAGAGTTAATAATCCCAGTAGTTCCAGGCAACCACGATGAAACACATAGAATTATGATGACCGACCCAACAGATTCTTGGCAAATTGACATTGTTTCGGCTGTTCAAGACGCATGTGCGGAGAACCCAGCGTTATCTCACGTTAAGTTTTATTACCCAAGTGCTGACCACGCAACGTTAGCAATTGATTTAGGTGGAACTACTATTGGTATGGCTCACGGACATCAAGCTAAAGATATGGGTAAGTGGATTTCTGGCCAAGCAACTGGTAGAACACCAGTAGGTCAAGCAGATGTTTTATTGACAGGTCACTTTCACCATTTTCGCGCCGACCAGATTGGCCCCCGTTTATGGATTCAAGTACCTGCCATGGATGGTGGAAGTGCTTGGTTCCGTGACAAGAGCGGGTTAGAGTCACCCACAGGTATTGTTTCATTAGTTGTTGGTGACGGGTATGACCCACGACGAGATTTAGCAGTTATTGCAGGAGAAAATCGTTTACCATAATGGTATGCCAAACACGCATCAAAATGTGCAGTCACTCGGAGCGGGTGGTTTACAAGGAACGTACACTAACTACGGTGGTGGCGGTTCTCCAGTTGCACGCTCTGACTTAGACTTTTTACGTTTAGGTGTTGGTCGTCAACCTTCTGCAGAATATCCAGATGGTTATTTAGGAACTATTCGTTCACGTCGTGATGACCGAGGACGACCATCCAGTACTTCTGACAAAGTAATGGATAGTTTAAAAACTAGAGTAGGCCAGCGTTCATACCAGCGTGGTGTTCACCGCGGAGAACGCATTGACGCTTCAGATTATTATTATCCAGCAGGATTAGAACCAGACCGCGGTGTACGCAGACAAATGCGCGGAATGGTAGATGGAAACGTTGTTAGAGTAGCTCGCAATACTCCAATGTCAACACTTGCTCCAGCACCTCACCTACCAAATGATGGAAAAGCAGGTCCTATTGCAAAGAGTGATTCGCCTATGCAAATAAACCAAGTTCGCCAGAGTCAAATGCGTAACATGAGCCCGAGCTGGAAGTAAATGACAAGACATGCCGACGGAAAGCACGGGTACAGAGCTTGGGATAAAGACCGACCTGGGCTTATAGCCCCAGAACAGGCTGCATTTCCCCCGCAATCCTACCTTGGGCCTTTTCAAAGTAATTCAGAACGCCTAATGACACAGGCAATTGCTGTAGGTCAGATGACCTCAGAAGAAGTTCAACAATATGTGCGCCCAAATTTACCTCAGGTAGAGCTATTTCCAGATAAATTAGGGTATACAATTACAGAGTTCGGAATTAAAGATATTGTTGAGTTGCAAGGTAGGGCGGTACAACAACGTGTTGAAGCAGACCACTCACAACTACCTAACACAACGCAGTCAACAAGCCGTAACACCTTAGGAGGGTCAATTTAATGCCACGTAATAAAGCAGATTTTGCAGCCGCAGCCCCAGATTGGGTAAGTCCTTGGCCTATTGGCCACGAAAACCGTACCGAGTACGTAAGTCCTGAACAGCAAACAGCTAATATGCGTCCACAGAAAACAGAGTACCGCACAGAAGTAGATAGAACTAGCCGAGGAACTGCGGCCAAAGACGCCCCAATGCTAACTAAAAGTGCGTATCAAG